ATGGGTGCTATCCCAGACGGCTATGCTGTTAACCATTACCTGACTGATAGTAATGCGTTCTTTATCATGACTGATATTCCGAACGGCATGAAGCATTTTGAGCGTACTGCGCTTGAGACTTCAATGGATGGTGACTTCGATACTGGAAACGTGCGCTACAAAGCGCGAGAGCGTTACAGCTTCGGCGTATCTGACCCACTGGGAATCTACGGATCTCCCGGCTCTTCATAGAGCAACCTACAGCCTCCGGTGAAAGCCGGGGGTTGTTTTTTATTCCCTGACTGATGTTTCACATGGAACATTAGACATTAGCCACGACAGGAGAACTTAAATGGCGAATACAACTTTTAACGGCCCAGTCCGTTCCGAAAACGGTTTTGAAACCGTATCTAAAAATGCAGCTACTGGTGCTATTACTATTACTAGCGGCAGCAAAATGGCTACTGAAGCCGCAGCCGCAGCCGGTATAGAAGGCACGGCAGAGGTTTACATTACTCAGGTTGAGCGTTTTAAGAGCGATACTTCTACCAATGTAAATCTTGTAAAAACAACAATCATGCTTGACCTTACTGGCCTTGCATCTACTGCTGCCGGGGACATTATTGGTAAGGCGGATTCCGGGGTGGCTTACTTAGGTAGAGTTACTACGGCAAATACTGGTGTTGTTTTTGGCGTAACTATGGAGTGTTTTGAAGCTCCCGCTGGTGGTGATCCAGACATCGACCTTTACTCAGCTACCGAAGCAACGGGTGTAGAAAACGGTGCTATTTCCGACCTGACTGAAACCTTGATTATCAATGGTGGCGATGCTGCTGTAGGTACAAGAACAGTAGGCGGTACTATCGTTGCTGATCAGTATCTTTACTTGGTTGCTGGTGCAACAACTAACGCTGATTACACTGCTGGAAGATTGATTATCACAATACTAGGCTATGACGTAGCGTCATAAGGGGTGATATATGGCTGATGCAGTAGCTACTCAAACCATTCAGGACGGAGCAAAAACCGCTATATTTAGGTTTACCAACGTCAGTGATGGTACAGGCGAAAGCGCAGTAACCAAAATAGATGTTTCTGGGTTATCCAGTGACCCTATGACGGGGGCGGCTTGTTCTGGTGTTACAATCAGGCAAATCTATTACTCAACTATTGGCATGGGCGTGAAGATATTATTTGACGCGACTACTGATGTTTTGGCTTGGCAGCTTAATGCTGACTGGTCAGACACTTTAGATTTTACTGACTTTACCGGGATTCCAAATAATTCTGGTAGCGGTAAAACAGGCGATATTAATTTTACAACAGTCGCTCATTCTAATGGGGATGTGTATAACATCGTTATGCAGGTCTCAAAGAGTTACGGCTAATGGCTGCCAAGAAAGCTAAAGCAAAGCCAAAAGCTAAGTCTAGAGTTAATGAGGCTGGTAATTACACAAAGCCGACTTTGAGGAAACGCCTTTTCAGTCAGATTAAGTCTGGCTCTAAAGGCGGCTCCAAAGGTCAGTGGAGTGCTAGAAAAGCTCAAATGCTTGCGGCTGCCTATAAAAAGGCGGGTGGCGGGTATAGAGACTAATGGCTCTCAAGAAGTCCCAGAAAAGCCTTAAAAAGTGGACTAAGCAAAAATGGCGTACCAAGTCTGGTAAACCGTCAACACAAGGATCTAAAGCAACCGGAGAGAGGTATCTTCCTGCGAAGGCAATTAAGTCTTTGTCTGCTAAGGAGTATGCTGCTACTACCCGAAAGAAAAGAAAAGATACAAAAAAGGGCAAGCAGCACTCTTCTCAACCAAAAAAAGTTGCTAAGAAAACAGCGAGGCATAGATAATGGCTAACAGTAAGCCTGCAAAAGGGAAGGCGAAAGTTAAAGTAACATCTTCTGGCAGGAAGGTTAGCTATGGTCAGGCTGGAAAAGCTAAAGGTGGCGGTGCTAGAGTTAAGCCCGGAACATCTAAAGGGGATAGTTATTGCGCCAGATCTTTAGGCATTAAAAAAAGACTGCCAAAGAAAAAGCAGAATGACCCCAATACGCCAAACAATTTATCTAGGAAGCGATGGAAATGTTCCGGTGCTAAGTCTAGAAGGAAATAGAAATGGCAACTAGCGGAACATACGCATTTACTCTTGACTTGGCAGACGCAATGGAAGAAGCGTTTGAAAAAGCAGGCAGAGAGTTAAGAAGCGGGTACGATTACAGAACGGCTAGAAGAAGCCTTAACTTGTTAATGCTGGAATGGCAAAACCGTGGCCTTAACCTGTGGACTGTTAGAGACACAACTCAGGCATTAACTCCCGGAACAACATCCTATGATTTGCCTGCCTATGTGCTAGATGTTGTTGAAGGCTTTATCAGAACTAATGCAGGGAACGTATCAAGTCAATTTGATCAGTCAATGACAAGAGTGTCAGTAAGCGATTACTCACAACTGTCAAACAAGTTAACTCAAAGCAAGCCTCTCCAATATTACATAGAAAGCAAGCCTACAGGTGTTACTCTCCATGTCTGGCCTTCTCCAGACTCTCAAGCCACTTACACTTTTGGCTACTACTACATGGAAAGAATAGAAGACACAGGAAGTCCTGCATCTAACAATATGGACGTTCCAGCAAGATTCTTGCCTTGCTTGGTGTCTGGATTAGCTTATCAACTAAGCACCAAGTTTCCTGATGCAGCAGGTAGGTCTCAGTTTTTAAAAGCGGAGTACGAGGAGCAGTTTTCTTTGGCGGCTGATAGTGACAGGGATAAAGCTTCCCTGTACATATCTCCGGGCGGGTATAGGTTTTGAGTAATTTTGCAAGCGGGAAAAACTCTTTTGGCTTTTGCGACCTTACAGGGTTTCGCTACAAAACAAGGGATCTTGTACCGGAAATTGTAAATCAAAGACCTACTGGTTTTTTGGTTGGAAGAGATGTTGTAGACAAAGACCAGCCACAACTTCAGTTAGGCAAAGTTAAGGTTGACGATCCTAAAGCGATTAGAAATCCTCGTCCAGACAGAAGCCTAGAAGAAAGCAGAGAGTTATTTGCTTTTAATCCGGTGGGCGGTGGTGTTACAGAGTTTGGTAGTGTAACGGTAGGATTGGATATTGAGTCTCAATCAGGAACAGTAACGGTGGTGACTACCTAATGGCTTGGACATTCACAACTCTAAAAAGCGCAATACAAGATTATCTAGAAACTACTGAAACAACTTTTGTTAGTAATCTTCCTGTAATTATTACTCAGGCAGAGGATAGGATATTAAAGTCTGCCCAGCTTCCTGATTTTAGAAGAAACTCTACAGGTACGATGACGGTGGGTACAAAGTATCTAAACTGTCCTTCAGACTTTCTAGCCCCGTACTCTTTGGCTATAGACGATAGCGGCTATGAATTCTTGTTGTTTAAAGATGTTAACTTTATTAGAGAGGCTTACCCTGACGCATCAGTTACAGGAAGCCCTAAGTATTACGGACTGTTTAGCGCGGAAACATTTATTGTAGCTCCGACCCCGGATACTGCTTTCACGGCAGAGCTTCATTACTTTTATAAGCCGCCGTCAATTACAACATCAGCCACAGGCACAAGCTGGCTTGGGACTAATGCAGAGAGTACCCTTCTCTATGGTTGCTTAGTGGAGGCTTACACCTTCCTCAAAGGCGAACCTGACTTGATGCAGGTTTATGCCGCAAGATATGAAGACGCTCTTTCTAAATTAAAAGTTTTAGGAGAGGGTTATGATACAACAGACAGCTATAGGTCTGGCTCAGTCCGATAAGAGAGGTTTTAATGATTGAATTTTCTGAGGCTGAAACGGGTGGTGTTAGTGTGACAGCCACAACTAACGGAGGTCTTTCAACAGACCACTGGGCTGAAAGAGCTACTAATACCATTGTTAGCGTTGGCGGTAAGAGCCACCCGTTAATTATGGAGCAAGCAAATGCGTTCAAGCAGGACGTATTTAAGGTTATAAAGTATTATATGGAAGAAGCTGTAAAAAGCGACAAAACAAGCAAGATTGCTGAACTTGAGCAGGCTGACCATGCTGATATGGCAGAAATTTTGAGGAAAATGTAATGGCTATTAGTCAAGCTGTATGCACCAGCTTTAAAAAAGAATTACTTCAAGGCGTACATAATTTTACTAGCGGTAGCGGTGGTGGAACTACGACCACTACAGGCACTGGAAATACGTTTAAAATTGCACTGTATACGAGTAGCGCATCTTTGGATGCTACAACAACCGTTTACAGCACATCTAATCAAGTCACCGGGGCTGGGTATGACGCTGGAGGAAAGTCATTAACAAACGTCACTCCTACAACTTCTAGCACCACTGCTTTGACTGACTTTGCTGATGTAACTTGGTCAAGTTCCAGCATTACGGCAAGAGGAGCGTTAATTTATAACTCTTCAACAGCAGCCGGGACAGCAAATCGAGGAGTTTTAGTTTTAAATTTTGGTGCTGACAAAGCATCGTCAAGCGGAGATTTTACTATTACCTTCCCAACTGCTGATGCTAGTAGCGCAATTATAAGAATCGCCTAATGGCAGACGCTACTGTCAATTTTGCTGGCTGGAACAGCATTACCCAGGGATGGGGAGATGCTGGATGGGGACAGGATGCTTCTTTTGTAGGAGCTACAGCCTCTGTTGGAAGCGTTACTGTATCTCTAGGGACAGGGGTTAATGTCTCTGTTTCAGGTTTAGCAGCAACTTCTGCGGTTGGAAGTGTTGCGGTTAACCAAGGTGATGGAGCTAATGTCTCTCTTACTGGGTTTGAAATAAATGCAACAGCAGGAAACACTACAGAATCAGCCGGGGGAGGTATATCGGTTGGCGTTACAGGTGGAGGAGTTACCCTTTCTTTAAGCGGAATTCTTATTTGGGGCGAGATAGATACAACCCAGCCATCACCAGCACCTGAATGGACACCCGTCAATACATCACAGACACCCACTTGGACAGAAATAGCAGCATAAAGGAACAGACATGGCTACATACGTTAATAATCTAAGATTAAAAGAGATTGCCACGGGTGACGAATCGGGAACTTGGGGGACAAGCACCAACACCAACTTAGAGTTGATAGGCCAAGCTCTTGGTTTCGGCACAGAAGCTATTACCACTAACGCTGACACGCACACATCGACGGTGGGTGATGGCGCGTCGGATGAGGCAAGAGCGATATATCTGAAGTATACAGGCACATTAGATTCTGCTTGTACGATCACTATCGGCCCTAACACGATGAAGCGTTTTCAGATCATAGAGAACGCAACAGGTGGAAGCCAAAACATCATTATTAGCCAAGGCAGCGGAGCTAATATAACTATAGGTACTGGAGCGGTTAAGGCGATTTACCTAGATGGTGCTGGTTCTGGGGCGGCTGTACTGGACGCTCTGGTTGATCTTGACTTGACAGGAACAACAACCGCAGCGGCAGTTACTGCTTCCGGCGCATTAACCGGGGGGACAGTAGTCGCAGGAAGTACCAGTGCTGGAACAACAGTTTCCGCAGGGGATATCGCGTTAAAGAATGGTGGTACTCAATCCACTGTTAAGTTTTACTGCGAATCTTCCAATGCTCACTACGCTCAAATTCAAGCACCAGCACACTCCGCTTTCTCAGGGAATGTAACGCTTACTCTTCCCGCAACAACTAGTACAATTGTTGGGGATAGTGCAACTCAGACCTTAACTAACAAAACCTTGACTTCTCCTGTGTTAAATACAGGGGTTAGTGGAACGGCAGTATTAGACTCCGACACGATGTCAGGTGCTAGTGCAACAAAACTTGCATCGTCAGAATCTATTAAAGCATACGTTGATAGCCAAGTTAGTGGGGTTACTGCTTCAAGTACCACCACATTCACAAATAAGACATTAACCGCTGCCAAGATTGTAGACGGCGGGTTTCTTGCTGACGCAAATGGCAATGAGCTTATTAAGATGCAGACTACAAGCAGTGCTGTAAATGAGCTTGAGCTAACCAACGCTGCAACGGGCGGCGCGGTAGTAGTAGGAACATCCGGTGGTGACAGCAACATAGACCTGACGCTTACTCCAAAAGGAACGGGAGAAGTAAATGTTGCAGCGGGTAATCTTAACTATGCAGGTACAGCAGTAACAGCAACAGGTGCAGAGTTAAACTACCTCGACATAGCCACCTTGGGGCTAACCGCAGCATCTAAAGCAGTCACCGCAGATGCAAACGGAGTTATCACTTTAGACAACGGTTTCAGCGAAGAGTACGCAGCAGTTACTTCTAGCTCTAATGTTGTATCGCTAAATTTACAAACAGCTAATAACTTTAGCCATGACTTGACTGAAAACACCACCATATCGTTTACCAACCCAGCAGCGTCTGGCAAGGTATCCGCAGCTACGCTTAGGATTATCCAAGGCTCTACAGCTAGAACAATAACGTGGAACTCAAGCATTAAGTGGGCAGCAGATACTGCTCCAACTCTATCAACCGCAAATGATGCTGTAGACATTTTTGTGTTCTATACAGTAGACGGTGGTACAACATACTACGGATTCACAGCCGGTCAGGTAATGTCCTAATGAGTACAGTCGCTAAGAAAGTAATCATGGGCAGTGGGGCTGGTGACTCTGCTTATGAAATAGATCAGTCTATTCTTTTAAACTCTCCTGATATCCCAATACTTTATCGCCAAGCGGCTGCGACAGGTAATAGAAGAACTTTTACTTATAGTTGCTGGGTTAAACGTGCTAAAGAAGACGCTAAAATGATCGTGTCTTTTGGAAATGCTGGCGATACGAATTCTGCCTACCTAGCTTTTTACAACGGTAGTTTAAGGGTTATTATTCTCAATAGCAGTATACAAGCTCAGTTATTTACAAACGCTGTATTTCGGGATTTTTCCTCTTGGTATCACATAGTCTTAGCAGTAGACACCACTCAAGGCACAGCGGCTAATCGTTTAAAACTTTATGTAAACGGTACTCAAATTACTAGTTTTTCTACTGAGGTATACCCTTCTCAAAATTATGATACTGCGTTTAGTCTCGATGACAATTATTTGGTTGTTGGTAATAATTCGTATTATATTAGTGACAACAGCTACAACGGTGGAATTGACGGCTACATAGCAGAAGTACATATTCTTGATGGTGTTGCAAAAGCACCAAGCGACTTTGGCGAAACTAACGAAGACACAGGACAGTGGGTTCCAAAAGAATATGAAGGCGGTAGCTACGGGACTAATGGTTTTTATGGGAAGTTTGTAAGCGGTGCTATAGGCACTGATTCTAGTGGTACAGGCAACACAATGACTGTTGCTAACCTCGCCAACGCTGACGTTGTAACTGACACGCCCACTAATAACTGCATGACGTTGAATCCGCTGGATACTGGGTCTAGCACTCTTAGTGAAGGCAATTTAACACTTGTTACGTCAAATCACAGTGACACAAGCGGGACAATGCGTCTTCCAAATACCGGCAAATGGTATTGGGAGGTAACGTGTACAACAGTAGGTGCGGCTTATTTTGGAATTTATAAGACTAGCTATACACAAGATTCTGGAAACTGGGTGACTGGTTCACAAATCGTATTAATTGCCAATACAGGACAAAAATTTACCGTAGGGTCATCAGCCGCAACGTACATGAGTGGAGCAGTAAGCAATGGCGATGTTGTTGGCGTAGCTGTAGATTGCGATAACGGAAAAATCTTTTTTGCAGACAGCAACACTTGGGGAGACTCAGGAAACCCAGCAACAGGATCAAACCCCGCTGGAACTTTTACTGCTAGTGATGGCTGGAAGCCCGGATTTTATGGGCCGGGAGGCGCAAATGCTATTAACATTTCGCTTAACTTTGGACAAAAAACTTTTTCTTACACGCCTCCATCAGGATTTAGTGCCTTAACAGCTTCTAATCTCCCAGAGCCAGCTATCCCCCTGCCGTCAGCGCATTTTAATACGGTAATATGGACTGGAAATGACGCTAATAACAGAACCATACCTGTTGGGTTTGCCCCTGATCTAACTTGGTTTAAGCAAAGAACTGGCACTAATTCATTAGCTCTGTTTGATACTGTAAGAGGCAACAGCAATCCAAACGGACTTTCTTCAAACTCAAACAGCCAAGAGTTTGATTGGACGGGGATTTTTAAAGGCCATACCTCAAACGGGTTTACTGTTGATTCGGGTACTGCTAGTAATCATAGTAGCAATAATTATGTAGGTTGGAACTGGAAAGCCAATGGGTCAGGTTCAACAAATAATGATGGTAATCAAGCCTCTGTAGTCTCAGCAAACCAAGCGGCTGGGTTTA